TCCCTCGGCTTCGCGCCCGGATTTTATATCGACACGGGGCAGACCGAATAACTCCTCACGGAGCGAAAGCAGTCCCCATATAAAAGGGGAATATAACCTCTCTGACGGCCTCGCGCCGTCGGACAAACATATACCGCGATACGGTTAGCCGGACGCTCCTTGCATGGGTGCGGAGTGCGTGTTTTCCGTGCTTTCATGGCTCGCCGTTACGCATTTTAGACAACACGCCGAGAAAGAAATGTACGAGGTATTTTTATTTTATGAACAGTGCAGAACGACGCGAGGCACGGTATCAGCGTCGCAAGGCCGCACGAATGGAAAAGAAAGCCGCCGCGCTCCGGGAGTACGGAGATTTTGAGACGGTTTTCTCATTCGAGCGGCTCTATGAGAGCTACCGCGCCTCCGTCCGTGGCGTTGGGTGGAAAGCGAGCACACAGCGATACAAAGCCGCCTCGCTTGCCAACGTCACAAAGACACACGAGGAATTGATAGCCGGGAGATACCGCTCCAAGGGCTTTTACGAGTTCGATATTGTGGAGCGGGGAAAGCCGAGGCATATTCGGAGCGTCCATATCTCCGAAAGAGTCGTGCAACGGTGCTTGTGTGACTATTGCCTCGTGCCGATGCTCTCCCGGTCGTTCATCTACGACAACGGCGCGAGCTTGCGCGGCAAGGGGTACGATTTCGCCGTATCCCGGGTGACGCGCTTTCTTGCGGAGCATTACAGAAAACACGGACGAGAGGGCTACGTCCTCGTATTCGATTTTTCAAAGTATTTCGATACGGCACAGCATGAGCCCGTTTTTCGAGAGTTCGAGCGGAGCGGCATCGACGACCGCCTCGTCGCGCTCTCGAAATATTTTATTCAGAACTTCGGCGACGTGGGGCTCGGCCTCGGGAGCCAAGTCTCACAGATTGCCGCGCTTGCCCTGCCGAACAGGATAGACCACTATATCAAGGACGTGCTCGGCATGAAGTATTACGCTCGCTATATGGACGACGGGTGTATCATCAGCGAGTCAAAGGAAAAGCTCGAGATTTGCCTCCGGGAGCTCCGGCGGCTATGCGCCGAGCACGGTATCCGCCTCAATCCGAAAAAGACGCAGATTATCAAGCTCACGCGCGGCTTTACATTCGTCAAGGTGCGCTTTCGATATGGCGCAAACGGGAAAGTCGTCCGTCGGGCAACGTACAAGGGTATCCGGCACATGAGGAAAAAGCTACGCATTTTCCGGCGTTGGGTGGACTCCGGCAGAATGACGGCGGCGGACGTGGAAACGTCCCTCGTATCATGGCGGGGACACATGAAAAGATTTCACTCGTACCACATGGAGCAGAGCGTCGAGCGGCTCTATCGTGAATTATTTAAGGGAGGGTAAGCTATGGAATATGTCGTTTATCGGCGCTTTAAGGCCGAGGGCATCGACGGAGCCTTTAACCTCCGATACGGGACGACCGTAACGGAGCGGGACGGCTTTCTATTTGCCGCTGACGGGCGGAAGATTTGCGCCGCAACGTCTGAAAACGGATGGGAGCATTTCAGACCAAACACGCCGGAGGGCGCGTATCGTCAAAAGATGCTCGACGGCCTCTATCACTATTACGGCAAGCACGAGGGCGCGTCGGACTTCGACCCGGAGAAATGGGCGGGGGCGGAAAATCTGTATTGGAAAAACCTCCTCCGCACGATGAACACGCAGGAACTCGAGGAGTTTTATAAAAAGCGGCTCGGAGAGCTGCCGAAAATGGAGGGATAACGTATGTATGCTATCAAAAGCGGCGGAAAGGTCGTCGGCTACTCCGATACCGTTGTCTATGTCCGCCTACACGAAAACGGGTGCTATGTCCCGTGCGACGAGGCGGAGGCCGGGGGCTTTTGCATCAAGACGGCAATCGACCGCAAGGACGAGGAGACGGGCGAGACGACGACATATCTCGAGGACTTCGTTTACGCTTTCGCCGACGGCGGGCTCCTCGGTATCGAGCCGGTCGGCTCCGTGGAAAATGTGAGCGGTACGCTCATGCTCGCCGAGAACGATAAAGTTCTCGATATTCTGTTAGGGGGTGCGGCGGAATGATTACCGTTGAAAAGGCGAAAAAGCTCCGGGCAATCATCGAGCGGGCAGTCGCCGCGCTCGAGCTCGACAACGAGGCCGCGCTTGAGTGCGTCGAGCTTTTTCCGGCATGGGAGAACGGCAAGGCGTACACCGTCGAGACAAGAGTGCAGTACGGCGGAAAGCTCTATCGTTGCGTACAAGCGCACACGTCGCAAAGCGATTGGACTCCGCCGGTCGCCGCCTCTCTTTGGAGCGGCGTAACGGTAGACCCGGCAACCGGCTATGACGAATGGAAACAGCCGACCGGCGCTCACGACGCATACAAGAAGGGCGACCGCGTTCTCTTTAACGGCTCCGTGTATGAGAGCCTTATCGACGGAAACGCATACTCCCCGACGGCGTACCCGGCGGGGTGGAAACTTATTGAATGAGCGGGGCGGTCTACACGGTCGAGCTCGACGGCAAAATCATAGCGCGGCGGGAGTCTCTCTTGTGGGTGAGGCTTGACGCTCCCGGCCTCTATGTCGTATGCCCGGAGGCAGAGGGCGAGGGCGTTATCGTTGACGGGGAGATTTACCACGTTCGGGGGTGTCCCGTATTGCCGGGAAAGCAGACCGTTAAACTCGATTATTACGAATTATAACGGAGGTTAAGAATGGACTATGTAGGAGCGATTATAGGAGTCCTCGGGACTATCCTCGGCGGCGTGTTAAGCTATGCCGCTTTTCATAGGAACTCGAAAAAGGACAGCGAGGAGGAGGGCAAGTCCTCCGGCACGATGCTAACCGAAATCGGGTACATTAAAGGCGGCATCGACCGTATCGAGCGCAAGCAGGACGCACAGGACGCGCGCTATATCGGCATGGCGGAGCGTATGTCGGCGGTGGAGAGCTCGGCAAAGTCGGCGCATCATCGTATCGACAGGCTCGAGGGGCGCGAGGTGCGGGAGGACGGATAATGTCCGCCCGCAAAGGCGCGGCGCGGCGGCGGAAGTTCAAAAAATGGGCGCTCGAGGTATGGAGCTTTGCAAAGGGGTATCTCTCCTTTTCAAAGCTCCTCGTTTATGCCGTCCTCTATATCGACTACAAATCGACAATGACGACGCTCGACCTCTGCCGGATTTCCGTAGCCAACAACTACACCGGCTCGCTCCCGTATTTGACCGCCCTTATCGCCTTTTTACAGGCCGCGACCGCTACCGTGCTCTCGTTCTCGCTCAATAAGAGCAAGGCCGAGAACACGACCGGCGGAATTACATACGACACGGCAACAAAACGAGATTGCTAAAGGAGGTAGCAAAATGAAAGAAATCATCGTAAAGCGGCTCGGCGCTCTCTTGAGTGTAAAGAGCCTCGTCACGCTCTTGCTCTCCGGGGTATTCGCGTACCTCGCCATTACCGGGCAGACGAGCCAAGAGTTTATGACGGTCTACACGGTCGTTATCGCGTTCTATTTCGGAACGCAGACGCAGAAAATCAGCGACGCGGTAGACAAGACTCTCAAGGGGGAATAATTTATGCTGACGGTGGAGAAGCGGATTATTTCCCGGAACTTCACGCGCGCCGGAGCGGGACGGAAAATCGAGTATATCGTTATCCACTATTTCGGCTCACTCGGCACGGCGGCGGCGGTGGCGAACTACTTCGCCGGAGCCGATAGGCAAGCCTCGGCGCATTACTGTTTAGACGAGGGGAATATCGTTTATCAGTGCGTCGAGGACAATAATATCGCGTGGCATTGTGGCACGTCCGGCGGATACGTTCATCCGAGATGCAGGAACGCGAACAGCATCGGGATTGAAGTACGCCCGTATAAGCTCGATAAGACGACCGCCGGGAGCGCGGCGGCTCGGGATTGGTATTTCACCGAAAAGACCGTCGATAATCTCGTAGAGTTTACGCGGGCTCTCATGGAGAAATACAATATCCCCGCCGAGAACGTTGTCCGGCATTACGACGTTACGGGGAAATGGTGTCCGCGCCCGTGGATGGGCGACGACATGAACGCCTATTATGGAACGAGCGGAAATGAACAATGGGCGAGATTTAAGGCTCGCCTCTCTGAAAACGAGGAGGTTTTCGACATGGATATTAACGAGGCAAGAAAGCAACTGACCTCTTGCGCCGATACCGGCGACACGCCCTCCGCGTGGGCGAAAGAAGCGGCGGAATACTGCAAGCGCAAGGGCATTTTCAACGGCGACGGAGCCGGTAATTTCGGATGGCAACAGCCGATTACCCGCGAGGCCGTCGCTTGCATCATCTACCGCGCACTCGAGGCGGCGGGCGCTCTCGGCAATCTTTCCGACGTATAATCGTGCAGAAAAAGCGGGCGGGGCTCTATGGCCTCGCCCGCTTTTTCTTTTTGCGCGGCGGTGGAAAACTCCGTGCAAATGTTATTTATTGAAATAGAAACCGACCCATATACCGCGACGAGACTCGCCGGAAACGACCTCGAAATCTGCAAGCTCAC